ATATAGAGAGGAACAAATGGCAATATTCACAAACAAAAAACATACATCAAAGTTGTTTAAGGTTGTAGAAAACGCAAAGAAATCAGATCAAATGATTTCTAAAGGTGATGGTAAGAAACAATCTAAACAAACATCAATGGGTGATCGTAAATACGATCCAATGTTAAGCATCTCAGGTAATCAAGGTCTATCCATGAAAGACACTATTGATGCGATGATAGCTAAAGCGATAAAGTAATGACAAAAAAATTCTCACTAAACGATCCTAACGATCAGTCATCAGTAAAAACTAATCTTATTGTTGATGAAGCTGAGAATAAATATCATATTGAAAACTATCAAGATCCAGCAACAATAAAAGAAATCTTAGATGCTAATAAAAAAGCACAAAACGAAGGTGCATATAAAGCAAAAGCATTTCAGCATGAAAAAGGTTATCGTGTTGCTAGACTGCCTAACATAGTCGTACATCAATTAGCTAAACAAGGCATCTTAAATTACAATGGTAAAGTCTTAGATAAAACTAGATTTTTTCGTTGGTTAAACGACTCTGATAACAGACATTTTAGAATATATACAGGTAACTTATAATGGCATTAGACACATACTCCAATCTCAAAACTACTATTGCAAACTACCTTAATAGAAGTGATCTCACTGCATACTTAGGTGATTTTATTACTTTAACTGAGGCTAGACTCAATAGAGAGTTACGAGTTAGAGAAATGGTAAACACTGATACTTCAATCACAACAGTTGCTGGTACTCAAAGCTATGCTTTGCCTACAGGTTATCTTGAAGCGACAACAGTTATTTATCAAAGTAATCCATACTGCACATTAAAATTTATAAACAACAGTGATTTTTACAACAAGTATAATGTCAGTCAAAGTAGTGGCAAACCTACATATTTTACTATTGTCGGTACAAATATTCTTTTAGGTATTGCACCTGACTCAGCAACAACATTACAAATTAATTATTATAAAAATATAACTTCGTTATCAGACGACAATACAACAAATACAATATTAACAAACTATCCTGAATTGTACTTATATGGTTCACTAGCAGAGTCTGCACCATTTATTATGCAAGACGAAAGGATAAATACTTGGGCAACTCTGTATAAAGAAGCATTAAAAAATGCTAACGAAACTTCTATGAGAGGATCAACTACATCTTCTCCTTTACAGATGTCCACACCACAGGTGGTGTAGATGATTGAGTTTGGCGATTTACAAGCTGACTTACCTACATACGAGAACTCAGGTGCTTTAGTAGTTGATAATGTTTTACCTTTAGCAAAAGGGTATAAAAGCCTAGCTGGTTTTCAGGCATTAAGTGGTACAGGATTAACAGGTAGTGCTGTTGGTTTATTTACAAGTTTTGGTGCTAGTGGTTCTACAAACTATGCTGGTGATGCTACTAAACTTTATCAGATGGACTCCTCTCTTGTCTTTCAAGATAAAAGTAAAGCTGGTGGCTATAACAACTCTACTACAGAGAACGCTAGAGACTTTTGGGCATTTACACAGTTTGGATCAAATATCATCGCCACTAACCATGCTGATAACATACAAAAATTTGAAGAAGGTGTAGATAGTGCCTTTAGTGATCTAGTATCATTAAAAGCAAAATACATCGCAGTAATTAGAGACTTTGTAGTAGCTGGATATACAACAGAAAGTTCTACTACTTATAACCAACGAGTAAAATGGTCAGGTATCAATGATAGTTCTACATGGACACCAAGCCAAGCTACACAATCAGGTTTCCAAGATATTGTAGGATCACATGGTAATATTCAAGCCATCGTAGGTGGTGAGAGTGCTGGTGTGATCTTTATGGAGAAAGCTATCTACAGAATGGAATATGTAGGTACTCCATTAATCTTTCAGTTTAATAAAATAGCAGATAACATTGGAGCATTTGCACCTAAGTCTGTTGCTTCTTACGGAAACATGGTTTTCTTTTTAGCACAAGATGGTTTCTACAAACTAACAGGTGGACAACAATTAACACCAATAGGAAATGCAAAAGTAGATAACTTCTTCTTTGAGGACTTATCTTCTAATCTTGATGGTATTACCTCTGCTGTCGATCCCAACAATAGTATTGTTGTATGGTCTTATCGTGGATCAGGAGCTACAGGAACAACAAACAATAAGTTATTAATTTACAACTACGCAGTCGATAAATGGAGTACAGGCAGTGGACAAGACTTACAGTTTATTGCTAGTGCATCACAAGAAGCATTTACAACATTAGAAAGTTTAGATGTTTTAGGTGACTTAGATAACTTACCTAAATCATTAGACTCCTACTTTTATAAAGAAGGTATTGTTGGTCTAGCTGGTTTTAACTCTGCTAATAAGTTTGGAAAGTTTATTGCAAACAGTCTATCTGCTACAGTTGATACGACAGAGTTTGAAGGTGCAAAAGGTAAAAGATCAACATTAATTAATTGCAGACCTATTGTTGATGGAACAACAAACACATCTGTAACAATAACACCTATTACGAGGCAATCACAACTTGACACCACAACAACTGGCAGTGCTGTTAGCACTAATGATACTGGCACTTGTCCTTTACGGAGTACATCTAGATATCATCGCATTAGGGTAAGTGTGACAGGTAACTTTAACACCATGTCAGGTGTAGATATAGAAGCGAGACCTGAAGGTGGCAGATAATCAATTTCCTCAAGTACCTTTATCGATACCTGATACAGGACAACATTTACGATTAGTTTCAACATCATTGAACAATACAATCAATGGTAAACTTAACAGTACAGGAACAATAACACTAACTGCTAGTGCTACATCGACTACCTTAACCGATGCTCGTATTGGTGGTAATTCTGTGATACTGTTTATGCCAACAACTGCAAATGGTAGAACAGCATTAAACGGACTTCATGTTTCTGCAAGATCAAATGGGAGTGCCACACTAACTCATGCAAGTTCAGGAAACACAGACCAAAACTTATCATACTGTGTCATTGGGTAATGTAGTCACTAGAGTACCTAGTGAAGATGTTGAGTTTATATGGAGTCAAGTAGCTCCATTATTAGAAAAGGCATTAGACGAAACCTATAGTATTAAAGACATACTGTATGGAATAGTTAATGATCGTATGCAACTATTTATTAGTTGGAACAATAACAGAGTCGAGAGTGCTGTTGTAACCGAAATAGCACAATACCCTCAGTCAAAAGTATTACGATACTTTCTAGCTGGAGGTACAAATCTAGAAAACTGGTTAGAAAGAATACAAAAAGTAATAGAAAAATTTGCGAAGAAAGAAAATTGTACTCACCTTGAAGTCGCTGGGCGTAAAGGTTGGGTAAGAAAATTGAAAGGATTTAGTGTCAAAGCATACTTACTAAATAAGGAAATATAAAATGTCAAAAGGATCATCACCACAAAACGTAACAACTACAACATCTGCTGAACCATCAGAGTTTATTAGACCATACGTACAACAAGCTATTGATTACAGCCAAGATTTATTTGAAGCTGATACACCAAACTTTTTCCCTAATAATACTTACATAGATCCGTCTGCTGAAACACAAACAGCATTAGATTTAGCAAGTGCAAGAGCAATCGCTGGTAATCCTTTACTGAACCAATCACAAAACCTTGCTCAACAAACACTAGCTGGAGATTTCCTATCTCCTACGACAAACCCTTATTCACAAGCCCTGTTTAACCAAATGGCTGACGATGTAACATCAAAGGTACAGTCACAGTTTAGTAGAGCTGGTCGTCTAGGATCAGGTGCAAACCAAGAGATACTATCAGACTCACTTGGAAGATTAGCTAATCAAGTTTACGGAGATCAGTTTAATCGTGAAAGAGCATTACAAGCACAAACCATGATGACAGCACCACAGCTAGGTGAAATGGATTACAATGATGTATCACGACTAGCACAAGTAGGTGCAGATAGAGAAAGCATTGAACAAACAAAATTACAAGATGCTATTGCTCGTTTTGATTACGAACAACAAAAACCATTTATTAAATTAAATCAATATTTAGGTGCATTAGGTTCACCAGTACCAACACAAACAGTATCAACACAACCTGTCTTTAGAAACACAGGTGCTGGATTACTGGGTGGTGCATTAACAGGTGCTAATATTGCAAGTCAAATAGGTGGTAACTCTATGTTTGGGAATCCTCTGTTTGGTGCAATTGGAGGAGGACTTCTAGGAGGGTTCTTTTAATGTCAGACCAATATAAAGCCTTATTGGAACAAGCAATAGGTAATAAATTTCAAAAACTTTTAGCTCCTCAACAAAATCAAGGTGGTTTGTTAAACTTTGTTAAAAGTCCTTATGCCCAAGATATTGGCATGGGATTATTAGCACAATCAGGTTATTCACCGATGCCTACTTCCTTAGGTCAGTCTTTAGGTGTAGCGATGAATCAAGCTAATCAATTAAGAAGCCAAAGACGAGCTAATGAATTTGCTGAATTAGGCACACTTACAAAACTGTCAGATTTTTTTAAAGAGCCTGATAGAAAAATTATAGAAGATGCTTTGGGTAGAAAAAGATATGCAGATTCTGGTGGATTAGTATTTCCTGATTTAGAAATGCCTGAACCTGAAAGAAAAACAGCAGAGGATAGCAAAGGTATATTACGTTATACCGATGATGGTACACAAGTATTCAAAGATGACAAAGTAGAAACAAAAAGAGAAACAGCAGAAGATAGTCAAGGTATATTAAGATATACTGACACTGGTGAACAAGTATTTAAAGATGACAAACCAGTAATAGAAAGAAAAACTGCTGAAGATATAAACGGAATTTTACGATATACTGATACTGGAGAGCAAGTATTCTCAACTGATAAAGCACCAGTAGCAGAAAGAAAGACACAAAATGATCGTAATGGAGTTTTAAGATTTTTAGATACAGGTGAACCAGTATTTCCTAATGTAGAAGATAAATTTACTCCTAGCACTGCTAAAGATGTAAATGATAGATTAAGATACACAGATGGAGATCAAAAGGGAGAATTAGTATTTCCTGATGTAGAAAAGGAAGATAAATTTGTAAAACCAAGTTATGTTACTTTTCAAAGTCTTAAAAATCCAACAGAACAATTTTCATTAGATTTAAACAATCAAGAAGATGCAAAAAGAGCTGTTGAATTAGCAAATAATGGTTTTGTTATCAGACAAGAAAATTTAAGCACTAGTGATATTAAAAGGGCAAGTCAAGCATCTGGTGATGGATCTCCAAGCATTACCGATAATAATGATTTTTGGAGTCAGATTTCAGATGAATCAGTTGTTACTGATGTTGAATATGATGATGGTATTAAAATTGCTCAAGCTGGTAACAAAGGTATTCAAGCTGGTGATGAATTAAGAAAATTGATTTTAGAAGATCCAAACATAGCTGGAACTATGGGATCATTACAACAACTTGCAAAATCAACTGGTGGTACTTTAGAAAGTTTAGGATTAGGTATGCCATTTTTAGACCAGTTTCAAAAAGAATCTATTTCAAAATTAGCAAACTTGGAAAATCAATTAGCTTACAGTTTAGCGACTGTTCGTGGTTATAAAAGTGGTAGTTATGAAGTAAAGCAAAAAGATATTCAAAACGCTAAAGACGAACTAAACATTACAGGTATGTTAGGTGGTGCTAAAGGAGTTTTAGATAGAGTTAATTCAGCGATAGAAGAAATAGCATTAAGCACAAACGATGCTCAACGAAGAATTGACATAGATGTCATTGATTATTCACAATTTATTTATACAGGAGACTAACATTGAGTAAATATTTAGATGCCTTTGTAGGTAGTTTGATGGATAGAGAAACATCAAAAGCAACTGGTGGAATTTTAGGTAGTATTGCTGGTGCAACACAAGGTGCAAAAACTGGTCTTATGTTACCAGTTCCCCCTCCATTAAAAATTGCTGGAGGCGTAATTGGTGCTACTACTGGTGCTGTTCTTGGAGCTACAGGTGCTGGACAAGTTAATGATATTGTAAAAAGTTTACTTCAAGGTGATGAGTTATCAGCTCAAAAACAATGGGATAGACTAGGATCAGATTTCAAAACTGAAGCTACTTGGCAAACTATATTTGCTAAAGTACCAGCTATTAAACCTCTTTTTGCTAAATTGTTTGGTGGATCAAAACAATCAAGAGAAGCTGTAGCAAAAGTATCTGAAAGAACAGGAATACCTTTTGGCATATCTGATGTACCTGATGCTAAAGTAGCAAATTTATACAAAAGAGTTGTTGGTATCTTTCCATTTGTTAGATCGCCCTTTTCTAAAACTATCGCTAAAAGAACAAAAGCTATAGAAGATAAAAAAGATCAACTTTTAAATTTATACGCACCTAATGCTTCATTAAGTGATCTAGGTATAGAAATGTATAAAAATGCTGGAAAGAAATTCAATACATTTAAAAGCATGGCTAATAGAAGATATGAGCTGTGGAAAGGCACTGCAAAAAAATTAGATGTAGCTTTTATACCTACTACAAATGTAAAGCGTGAAGCACAAAAATTAATTGATGATGTGATGAAGTCACCTATAGACTCACCACGAAAAGATCCTTTTTTTGATTATTTAGAAAAAGTAACAAAGTTAGATGGTACATTAAAAATAGATGGATATGAAGCAATCGTTAAAGATTTAGAATCTTTGGTCAAAACTGGCT